ATACACTGTACTAGCTCCTGTTTTACCATCAGAAGCAATAATCATTCGCTTACCACGCATAATTGTTTCTCTATTGGATTGAGTTAATTCAACATCGCTAACCATACCATTAAAAAGATCTAGCTCTCTTTTAAGGCGATTCTTCTCTTCTTCCTGTTTTTTAAGCCTATCCTGCAAACTAAGTTCTGCACCTCTTTGCAATCCTGCACTTACACCTTGAGCAAAGCCACCTGCAATAGCTTGACCTAATGAAGGTCTTTTTTTTGTTTTAAATTTAAAAGCCATTATTTAACTGCCTTTCCGTAGTAAACATGTTTAATACCATCTATCTCAACTACTGCTTCATTATTGACCTTTTCAACATCTTGGGCCATTAAACCGATCTGAGGTGTCTTATTACCTTTGTAGTTAAATAGATATACAGGTAAGCCATTATCTAATGAACCTACCTGACTGATGTTTTCTTTGATTCTTATGTCACTAAATAATGCTCCTGCCCCTGCAGCACCTGCGCCTGCGGCTCCTGCACCTGCACTTGCGGCTCCTGCACCTGCGGCACCTGCGGCACCTGCACCAAATAATTTAGATCCTAGATATGTCCCTGCTGTCGTTCCAAGTGCGCTACCACTTGAACCTAAAATACTTTCCCACCATTCTGGGTCATTATCTAAACCTGCTTGAATTTGCGCTCTTCTAGTTTCTTCTCCCATAATAGCTCTTGACATTTGATCTTGTATTTGCTGTTGAGTTTGTTGTAAGCCTGCCATTGCATTAGCTTGTTTTAATGCTAATCTTGGAACTTGTTGTAATTGTTGTGCAGTTTGAGCTTCAATACCAGTAAGTCTATCTAATAAACTTCTTTCTGCTCTTTCTTGAATACCTGGAGTCAATGCTTCTAATGTTTGAGCTTCACCACCTGAGCCTAATATTGAGCGTTCTAATTGACTTAATAATTGACCTTGCTGTCTAGCACCCACTCTTTCAGCTATATCTTTTTGAGCTGCACTAGACCTTTGAATAAGACTTTCAAGTTCTCCAAGCTGTTCTTCGGTTTTAGCTTCTGTTTCTTCAAGCTCTGCCATCCTTCGAGATTCTTCAGAGGCAGTTCTAGCAGCTTCAATACTATCATACGACTTACCATCTGGAGTCACATAAAGACCAGTTTCAGGATTGTATTCTGCTATATCTCCTGCTGTTGCTTGCTTATTTTGTAGTGACTGTAAATAGTTTTGAGCATTATTACTTGCATTCTCTATTCTTCTACTTCTAAAAACACCTTCGCCTTTACCTGCTTGGACTGACCATTCTTTTAACACCTTACCAGTCTCAGTATTTACAACTTGATAACTAACTAATGTACTTCCAATTTTATTTTTTTTAATTTTATATTTATCCATTACAAATCCTTTGCTTTTTTAATTTCTGAGAAATGCCACTCTTCGTTTAGCTTTACTGCTAAGTAAAACTTCCCTTCTTTAGTGCATATTCCAATATCTGTGTCTTTACCTTCTTGAGGACTAAAAAATCCTTGCTTAAGGTTGAAAATCTTATCTTGCTTACCATCAGTAAGTGTTTCAATGGTTTCTTCCATTATGGATTACCCCCCTCTATATCATAGTCAATATCAATACCATCGATACGAACATTGCTTTCTACTCCATATATCTCAATCTCAATGCTTTTACCTAATTCATTAATAATAGTAGAATGTGTTTGCAAGGTAGTATGTTCAACCATTTCTTGAGTTATAGATGCTGTATCACTGCCATCTATATACACCTTATAAGACATAGCAGTCCCAGTACCACTACCTTTATAAGTGATATGTAGTTTTGTAAAGCGTTTAAATTGATCTGGTACTCCAAAGTCAAACCTTTTTGTTTTAAGTAACATTGTAGAGGTTGCATCATTTGTAGTGCTACTAAATACATTTGTCACCTTAGTAGTGCCAGTATTAAATGTTTGCAGTTCTTGATTATCTGACAATACAAATTGACTTTGAAAGGCTCCTGTAAAATCATCAAACTTTGACCAAGACTGAGTATCAAAGTTATAAGCATACATTATTGTAGAGTCAAAATCATAATTCACAACTAATGTGTTAATATTACCATGATACCCTAATGATAACGCACCTTCATTTGGTTTAAGATCTAATCCTTGATATGTATCTCTTATTAGTAAGGATACTTCTGATATTTCTGTACCACGCATTAGACTTACTTGCCTATTATCAGCAAAGCAAATACCATAAGGTGTATCTATCACTGCGTGTTTATGTAAACATCCAATACCTGCTACATGCTTTTCTAAAATAAAGTTTACTGATTGTGCGCTTTGTATTCTGTAAACATATATGTTTCTTGTTTTAAATACATATAGTCTATTCTGTGCAGAATGTAAAGCAGTTATTTCATCCCCATCATTCTTACCAACATCAAGAAACTTTGTTCCCACCACGGCCTCATCGAGCTTAAAGTTATCAGTAAAGACAATGCGATTCTTTTCACGAATTGTTTGATCATTCTCGTCCTTAAAATCTATATTTGCGTAAAACGCTTTGTTACCAACTACTGCTGCTGTATTCCACTTAATTGGTTTTAATCTAGTTTCTGCAGCTCTACCTGTAAGCGAGTTATAAGTAGCAAGTTTTAATCCATCGTTTGGTAGATACCAGGTAGCTACTTTATCTGTAGAAACAGTACATACAAAAGCATCCTTTCCACTCCAATCATAATCTACTGCTAACTGCGCAAAACCTTCTCCCTGCCAGTTTCCCCAAATTACTGCTATCCCTGAAGTAGGGCCTGTAGTTAAGGTAGTTGTAGAAATTGATTTAATGTTTGCAATCCAAGTAGTTGGCTTTTCTAATTCTGCAGAAAATAGTGCTACAGTATTAGATGATAAAGCATCTGCAACTATAATTGCTTTGTCTGCAGCAAAACTAGAAGCATTAGACCAATTAGTAGCTCCTTTAAATGTTGTTGAACTATAATCACTAGCTGTAGTGCTTAAATCATGTACATCATCGCTTGCCGCACCATAAGGCTCTATACAGGGAATCCAATTACCATTGTTTGATGTAGCTGTAATACTACCACGAATAATTGAATCTGTTGCTGAATTTTTAGCTCTTGGGTCATCTGAAAAACCATCTTGAACATCATAAGTAGTTACTAAATACCAATCAACATCATCTACGGGTTGCCAATATAAGTTAATACCTGTAATTCTTTTATTCCAACGAGCAAGGTCTGTACCTGTATCAACAACTAATTGAATACCAGGACAACGATTAGCTTGAACAGCATTTTGTGAAAAAACTCCTATATCACCATGAGTATCTCTACCTAATTCACTTTCCTGTACATAATCATAAATAAATGTAACTGTGTATTTATCCTTACTATTAAATGTATTTGCAGCAGCATCATCAATTAATTTTAAACCATCAGTAGTTGGAAAATAAACAAAGATACCTACTTCATTCGCTGCATCGATTACATTTTCCTGATCAAAAGCGTGCTGTAGCGGAACTACAGTTGGAGGTGTTAATTCTGTATCTTCTAATGTCCAAGCATTGACTGCTGCGGCCATCGGTGGTGTTCTAAATCTGTAATGAGTTAAAGGAGTAATATCTTGTCCAAAAACACTTCTTTTAATATGTCCATACCATTTAGGATCATTGGAAAAAGAACCGTCACTAATCCTTAATACTTGATTGTGTACTAAAAGGTCGTGACTAGGAAATTCTTTTATAGATATATCATCAATTCTGTAACTTGAATATGTCGCTGAAGTAACTGAATAAAATGCAATCCCACCATTACTTTCTTTTGGTGAAAAATATAAATTATGTGTAGTTGCTGTAAGTCTAGTTGTATCAATATATGTTTCACTTAAATCTGCGCTCTGTATCTTTATATCTGCTTTTCCTCCACCTTCGATATTAGATAATGTAAATTGTAATCGATAAATTTTATTCTTCTCTAGTTTACCTGCCATACTAGCATTAGTTTGAGATAATGCACCTTCACCAGAGCTTAATGTATAAGAAACATGAGCAGGTACTGATGGAGGTTCACCTGCATTAAAGGCCCAACCTGTGCCAAATGTCCAAGAGCTACTAGAAGATAACGCACCATTTGTTATCATCTCACTACCATAAGTAGAATAAGTATTTACTGTGGCCCATGAACCTGAAGTACCATCAGCAACATCAACTCTATAAACCTTATCTGCATTAGCAATTACCCACCACTCAGTACTTCTATTGTTACTGCTTCCATCTTTTTCAGTACGATAGCGTATGAACTCAGAATTAATTTGTTCAGTACCTGACAAGGCACTGGATTGAGCGATATTTGAACCTTTCTTGGTAATACTACCTCTTTTAGTATTAATAGCATTATCAAACTCTTGAAACTGATTATCTGATATATCTAATTCAGATTGATATGTAACTAATCCACCCGAAAAATCTCTTATACTTTTTCTAGCCATTAAAAGTCATTATAAGGAACAGTTAGAATTGTACTGCCATCTCTTGATTGTCTTTCAAGAATAACTCGTTGCTTTTGCTCTAACCATTCGTTTTTAAAATATGAAATTAAATTTAAGTCTCTAAGCCTCTCTGATACTCTCCAACATGGATAGTATATTAAAATTCTCTGATAACGCTCATCTATCTCTGGTTTACCAAATGTAACCGACTGATTAGATGCTGTGCCTGTAGCATTTGCTGTAATCACAACAGTAGTAGTATTAGTAATACTTCTAACAATAGTATTATCTGGAATATTCGCACCGACTATAGACATACCTGGTCTAACATCAGTTGTTGAATCCATTGTAATATTTGCAGAGCCACTTGATACATCGACAGTAGCATCAACAAACATTTTATGTGGCACATAATAATAATAGACTTTTATTTCTTTTACTTCAGTAGGAGTAGGAAAGATTCCAAGTTTATCTTCATGTATGTAATAAGCCTTGTCTGTAGTAATATTACTCATAGAAGAATCATCAGGTATATCACTTATCTCATTGATACCAATTCTTTGACAAATACTACCATCATATTCTACTCGATAGATACGAGTCATTGACTCTAGTGATAAACTTGTAGTAATTGCACCATCTAAGTTATTTTGACTTAATGTCCAATCTGTAACAAGAGTATTTGTATCTTTCATTTGATACTCACTTGTATCTGCTACTGAATTACGAGTTGCATATCCTTGCAGTAGATTTGCTTCATCACAAAGTTGAAAATGACCTTCATTGATAAGGTCGTGTATAATCGAATCAGCTAAGACAGATGTAGAGTCTACACCTGTAATATTTCTGACTTCTGTTGTTATTTCTGATAAGGTCATAATATTTCCAATAAAGAGGGGGAGGTTAGTCCCCCTCTAGGTTATTGATTAGCTTAGATCAGTTCTCGCTGAAACATACTGAATGACACCGTAGTCTTTGCTGTTGTAGTCACTAATGTCTACACCATAGATCTTTGCTGCTGAAATACCGAGTTGGTTTCCATAGTCAAAGGTCTTTTCTACCCACATCATATCAGATGATTCTGCAAAACAAGCTGCTTGTGCGCCCATGAAAAGGTTTCTAGCACCTTTTACAGCCGCTCCACCACCGTTATCGAAAGTGTTTACACCTTCGTGAGAGTGGATAACAACCCCATTGTAGATACCTAAAGCACCTTTAAACAATGGATTACTATCACCACGAACCTGAGCTTCACGCTGAATCTGCTGAAACTCATCGAGTTCAAACAGATCGTAAGCAACTTCAGGATGTAATACCAATACATAGTAGTCGTTACCGTCTACACGGATTGGTCTCATTCTGTAGTTAGCAGATCCACCTATCTGAGCTAGTGTTTTCATTGCACTAATATCAGCTAGAGTGATCGCATCTGCTGCAGCTAATGCTGCTTTCGGATCAGAAGTTGCATACACAGAACCTGCGGCATCTGCTCTATAATAAGCATGAGTACCACTTGTTGTTGATAAAGCAGAGAAAATATCTGCATCAATCAACTCTGAGTATTGCGTTTTAAGAAGATCTAGGGAAGTGCTTCTGAAATCATAAAGCACTTTAGAGTTTGCGAATTTACCTGTATCTCTTACAGCTAACCTTTTTTGATTAGTGCTAACTGTGTTTGAAAAGGTAGATAGCGATTGCTCGTTACCCTCTAATGATGAATCACCAGTAATTGCACTTCCTGAAAGCTGAGAAACAAGACCAAAAGTAACATCTTTACCTTTGCCTTCTTCCATTTGCTTTACATGAATTGCATTTCCTGGGCCTTCACCCATGAATTTACTAAAGTAAACTCCTTTGCTAACTTCACTTTGGAGTTCTTTTGCCCATCGTGAAACTTGTAGGCCTGATGCCCAATTTGCTGCCATTATAGACTCCTATTAGTTAAGATTAGTTTTGAAGAATTTACACCAGACAACAACTTTTGCTGCGTCCATAGCGTTAATTGCTTTTAAGTCGATTGTATCTTCTGCTGAGTAATATCTTCCACCACTGTAAGCAGTAGTTCCGTTGATACTACTATAAGATGCTCCTGCACTATTACCGTTAGAACCATCTAAGTATCCATCAACATCGTCACCGTCACCAACATCAATAGTTAGTGTACCACCTTCTGCTGTAAGAATTACTGCTCCAACTGCGACAACAATAGAACCTGCAGGTACTGTGATAGCTTGCCAAATATCGTCTGCTGCTAAATTTTGTACAGCAGTGTCGATCATTGCAGCCATCATACCACCAGGCATTGCATCAGTATGTGGAGATGTATTCCCGTAACCAGAAGATGAATCAAAAGGGCCTTCTTTATGTGAAACTGTAGCCATTTTTTTCTCCTAATTAAAATCCAGAAGTAACCTCCATTAAGGCTTTCTTACGAACTTCAGGCGATAAATTGCTCCACTGCTCAGGACTTAGATTATCATAATCTGTGTCCGACTCGTTTCCTGTACTAACATTAGACAGTGTGGTCGGTATCTTGGTTGCTTCCGTTGCTTTTTTCGCTTTATCTATCTCTGGGTTCGTAACATCCTTAACGGGTTTACTTTGGATGTTGTAAACATTATAGGCATCCTCTATAAAGGTGATGCCCCTTTCATCGCCAAAAGCAGCAATCTTGGCTAACTCTTCTTGACCTAACTCAGGATGTTTCTCAATGAAATCATTCATCATTGCATCCATAGCACTATTATACTCTGTCTCAGCTTTCTTCGCTTCTTCAGCTTGGAACCTCTGGTCAATCATATCTTGTGCTTTTTTAGCAGCCATAAACTCAATGTACTCTTTCTGCTTTGCAGGATCGTATTCGTCAAACTCAGGGACTGCTTCTGGTTCCTCTTGAGGTTCCATAGAATCCTTTAGTTCTTCGACCATCTTGCGAAGATCTCCAAGTTCATTGGTTTGTCTACCATTTAGGCTTTGTAGGTTAGAATAAGACTTGTCCCTTTCTTCAGCAAACTTCAAAAGCTCTTCAACGGAATCAAATTGATTCTCGCCTACTTGTAACTTTTGTTCTTCTGTTTCTGGGGTCTCGGTTGATTCTGCTTCAACCTCTGTCTCGTCATTGGTCGGGGATTCTTCTACTTCAGAGTCGCTATACTCTTCACCAGACATTTCCTTTTCCTCATCAATATATTGAAACTTCGATTCACTCATTATTGCATTACTCCTTCTCCACCTTGTGGTGGGGGTTTTTGTTGTTGTTGTTGTGACTGGACTTGAGCTTGGCGCTCTTGCTCAAATTTCTCCAGTATCTCATCGGATGCTTCCATGTCGGATAGTTCAACGAAAAGTGGGAATAAACTAGCGTACCCATTTCGTACTAATTCGCCAACTTGGTTAGCCATTAACGCTCTCATCGTTGGAGTATTTTGACCCTGGTCTAAGACCACATCAAACTCCATTGTTGAGAAGTTGTCCAAAAATTTGCTGATGATCTGATTGACTTCTGCCTGTTCTTCAGGTTCCACCTTATCAAATTCAGCTCCAATAATTCTTTGTATCTTATCAACAGAATAATACTGTTGCATATTAGACACTGCCATTTCTAGTGTATTCTTCTTACAAGTGTCTAAGTTTTCCATCTGCTCCATTAAGGTATTCATGCCTTGACGAATCCTAGTCTGTACAGCAAGTCCTGACTCTGTAGAAGAGGTGGCCCTACCCATCATTGGGTCTGTAGCACCACTGATCTCTTTTGCATCAAAGTCGCTTCTCTGTTCAAACGAAGCAATCGTTGGTACAAGTGCTGTATGCTGATTAGACCATTGACTCATAAAATCAGATATTCTGCCCTTAAATCCAGGTATTCCTATCCATTCTCCATTCGCTGAAGCTCTATTCATCTGATCTGCAGTAACCTTGTTTCCTGTGAAGATACCACCACCCTTTGGAGAGCGATTAATAATATCTAAGGCTTGTGACCTACGCTTATTCTTCTCTCTTTGAGGGTCTTTTAAATTCTCTACCAATCCAAAAGTTTCTACATTGTCACCATAATCTTCAAAGGTATAGAAGAATGGTATCAATGGAAACTGATTATGTCTATATGGATTTGGTGTTTTTTCCTGTAAGACCCTTGCACCTGCAAATACAGTTACATAGGTCTTAGGAACGCTTTTAGAAACCACATTCAACTCTACAGGAGCAACTTCCATCTCAGGTCTTTCCATAATACTTCTAATAGCTTCATTGGCTTTACGCTTGGTCTTGAAACCTTCCTGAGAAAACCGTCCTGTTTGTGGATTAACTAAATAAAATTCTTTTTCGTACTCTCTTTCCCATAACTCAATAATTCTTATCTTCTTACGATGTGCATCCATGTTATAGGCTTCCATGCTTTTAAAACCGTAGTTAGGGTCTACATTCTTATATTTGTCGCCTAACTGTATGCCCGTTAAAGATTCTTCACCAATTAAAGACTCTTGTATATCTTCAGCGTTTTTAACATCCCTCAGTGCATCTGGAAACATATCCTTTGCTTTAGAGATAGATAATAGTTTAGTACGAGCTAATCTACCCCACTGTGAACAATCAGGAGTAGTAGCCTCTGGATCCATTAATACATTGGCCCACGACTCTCTTCTGATATTTATCTTACTATCAAAGTATTCGCCTGCTTCTACTGATAGGTCTACCCATCCTCTACCTGTAATTACACCGTCCTTAAAAACACGACTAAATACATTATGTAAAGACTGGCTTTTATCTAAGTGATATAAAAGCGAAGTAATTAACTTAGCTTCATTATCATCGTTCATTTCCACGGGTCTGGCACGGTATGATGTTCTGCCTTGCCTTTCAATACCAGTTACTAGGTTTACTTTCGGAAGGATGATGTTGAGCTGAAGGGGAGGACGACCTTCTGCTCTTAGCTTTGATATATCAGCATTATCCCATTGTCCAGTTCCGTACCCACCCGTATAAAAATACATAGATTCTCTTGCAGATTGCATAAATGTCCTATTGCTGCTCTGCATTGCTTGAAATACTTCGTGTAAATATGATAAATCGCTCATGTACCCATCCAACTTGTTGTGCGTTTAAAGAAACTCGGTGTTTTGTACGAGCCTCTGCGTTTCGGTTTATTTGAACCTTCTACCGCATGAACTAAATATCTAACGCAGTCCATAGCGTGGTCATTCTTTTTCACAGGCTCTTCTGGTGCGCTTTTCTCGCTATGCCCATGTTTTAATTCTTTCCATTTGTAATCCATGATCTCGTCTAAGAGAAATCCCATATTCCTAACATCAAAGAACTTTAACTGACAGTGACCGTTCTTATCGGTTGATAAATAGCGTGCTACCCTGTCAAATCCTGCTCTTTTATCGTTATTGGCTCTCTCCCACTCAATGCCATACTCTTCCCACTCATCGGCAATAGAGTAACCGTCCCTCTCTGTTCTATTAATAGATGGATCGGCAATAAACTCATAGTCCATACCAGTCTCTAACCTATCTTCTACCATCGGTACTATCTCATCTATCCTCATCTCATCTCCATAAACAATGTCATAAACAAAGATATTCTTCTCGTCATCTACCGCTGCAAATAAAATGCAGGTCGGATTTTTATAACCATAGTCGTAAACCACATATCTATTCCACCACTTGGGCATTTCAAAGGGTTTTATCACATGAACCTTTTCGTCAAACATCGGATAAACCAAACCTGCAAAATCATCCCAACTGCAATATACATAGCGATTAACCCACATTTGAGGCATGGAGAGTAAATGTTTGATGTAGTCTGCAGGGAGGTGTGGGTTATCGCTATAAACTCGTACTTCTTCATCTGTCTCAGGAGCAGGGGCATCGGGTGTCCAAGTCCTGGTCTCAATTAATCTATAGTCCCCTTTTGTATTATTTTGCTTTTCTTTATGCTGTTTAAACTTTTTCCATACCCAATCATGTCCTGCAGGATTACAAGTATGAAAACTGCAACGCATTACACCCTTCTTCCTTAATTGACCTGCTGCAGCAATGAATGTACTCTCTGAAACCTCTTCTAACTGGTCAAAGGCATACCAACCTAGATTCATCGATTTAATACGCTGTATCGAGTCCCTAGAGTCATCTAGAGCCATATATACGATCCTAGACCCATTCTTAAAGATAATTTCTCTATCTTGAGACCTGTGCTTGGAAACAAAACCACCTGCTAAGTCCAGAAGTTGAATTAGTGTTGATTTCTTGAACGCATCGAGTACCTTACGTCCCATTAGTCCTAAGTTATTCTCGTAAGCTGCACTTTGTTGGATAGCTTCCATGCACATGGCCTCGGTCTTTCCTGTTCCTAAACTGCCTGCAAGCAAGTGATGCTTGCTCCAACCTGTATATAAATGATATTCCTGCTGATGAGGTAATGGATCGGTCGGAGTTCCATCAGGGAACTTATAGGTTACTAAGATGTCATCATTCATGCTGTGTTCTTATATAACTCTTTCCAGTTTATTGGCAAACTACCGTCCGTTTCTAATTGAAATATTTTAATTGCCACATCGACAATTTCTTTAGATTCTACTTTATCTAGTCCGTATAACTCTCGCAATATGTCAAGTAAGAAGTCTCTAGGTGACAAATATTGTATATTTCCTTCATTATCAACTGCATAAGGATAATACCTCATTTGACATTCTTGATCATTTTAGCACGGTCTTTTGGAGTAATTCCTGCTACCATGACATTTACTTGCGTGTTATTGTTTTGCATCCTGTCTCTATATTTGTGGGGGTCTAGGGCCTTTAACTGAAAGATACGCTCTGCAGTATTCTTCCCCTCAGAAGCCTGCTCATACGATAACTTTTCAAGACCATCTAGTCTTTCTTGATTAAATGATTTGCGAAGGACATCAACAGCTTGTGCAAACTGGGGGTCGTTCTTCATCGCATACTGAACACTACCATAGTAATACCCCATCTTATTTGCTGCTATGGAAGGAAATCCATGACAATCTACCATTGTCTTTAAAAAGGCATCTTTCTTATCTTCGGTAAAGCGTACCTTTTTACCTGTGTCGATCTGTAGAGTGTTTAAGAAATTGGCATAGTATTCGTTGTCGTGAAGGTTTTTGACCGCCTTTTTAACAGCCGACTTCTCCATTTCCTTCGTTGATTTTTTTCTGTGTGCGTCCTTCAAATTGGTGTGAATATATATTACAAATATCATTACATAAAAGTTATAATTCTTGTTATTGCGATATTTACAAAAACGATGTTTTGCTGAGAAATATGTACGGGTGGTAACATATATACCCCTCGCCCTCGCAGATTGTCGGGTATGGGGGGGGTGGTCTGCCGTCCTGAATCTGCCGTCCCACCTCGCAACACCTTATAATTATTTAAATCAATTCTATTCCTGCCGTCCCTGTTATATCTATTTATTACTGCATTTACAAGCGATCATATCATATAATACTTTATAGTTTATCCCCTCGGCTTGTTAC